GATATTTGCCTTCTACCTGTACTAAATGATATTTGTATATTATCATTAAGTGTATATCCAACCCATTCTAAATCATCGCCTAAAAATAATTTAGCATGATATTTTCTGTCATTACTACTAACAAAATCTGGCACATTGGCTAAATTGTCAGTAACATCTATTGTTACGCTTAATTGACTAGCAAAAATAGGCTCATATGGATCATCTGAATTTGGTAAATATTGTAAATTTATATTTACTCCTGGGTATTCAATAACTGTTGGGGCAGAGCCTAAGTCCTCTTGTAAATACAAATAAGCAGTCTTATTAGCTCTTGTAGCAAACGTAAATTTATATTTATTATAATATGCCCTTATGCACCATTTCTTAAGTTTAATGATTTTTCAGACCTATTTAAAGCTAATACTAAATCAGTTCCTCTAAGTACAAATTGTCCACCACCATTACCGCCTAACATATCCTTTAATTTGTCTAAAGGAGCAACAACCTCAGGGTTTGATTTAGCACCAGGATATTCTCCTATTAATCCCATTGTAGGGCCACTTACAATACCACCATTAGCGAATGCTGTAGCACCTCCTACGTTTTGCTTTTTACTAATTTTTGATCTTAGAAAAGCACCTGCTGCAACCGCTGCAATACCAGCAGCTAATGCTATTGGCCAAGTTAATGGATCTGCAAATAAAGTCATTGCTAACCCTACCATTGTTGCATAAGATATTAATGACGTACCAATACTAGTTAATGCGTCAGCTATTAACATAGCAAAAGCATTAAACACATCTACATTTTCACCAGCTAAAGCCTTGCCTAAAGATTCGCCCATTAAGGTAAATGAAGAAACAACAAAATTTTGTATAGAATCATTAATTGATTTTGCTGTAACATTCCATTGGTCTCCATATCCTTTTAATTTTGCATTTAATTTATCAATAGAATCTAAATAGACTCCTATTGTGTTTGGATTAAATGACATTGCAGCTATTACAGCTACTTTTGCTAAGGCTTGTTTAGTAAAATCAATTCTTCTTACTAAACTATCCCTATTTAATCTTTCTTGAATATTTAATTCTGTTTCAATATTACTAGTTTGCTTTTTTGCAAAACTTGCTTCATTATCTGCTTGTTCTTTTTTTATAGCAGCAAAAGCTCTATTTGAATCATTATATATTTTAGTTTCAAAATCTATATTAGCATTTATACTGTCTTGATTTCTTTTATATTCTTTATCATCATACTCCTTGGCAATTCTACCCATATTCGCCTTATAGGCAGCAAAATGAGTGGCTTCATCTTTAAACCCAGCAGCCTTCATTGTAGCTAGATTTTCCTCTAAGTCTAAAAGAGCTTGATATTCTTTTTTGCCTCTTTCATCTAAAGTATCTAAATATGATTTATTTCTAGCTTCATTTGCCGCTTTTTCTTTGCTTATTTGGTCTTTATTGCCAGATGTGTCTCCTCTTACATCTACTTTAGATAAGTCTGTTATTCTTTGTGCTAATGTTGCTTCTTTTTCAAGCATTTTGCCGTGTTCCTTAAGTGCCTTTGTGTGTTTATTTACATATTCTGGATTATAATAACCACTCTTTAATATAGCAATACCATTCTCATATTCAAACTTTAATCTGTCTTGTATATTTTTACTTAGCTCTTCTTCGAGCATTTTTGCTTTAACTACATTACCAAGATTATCAACATAAGCTGTATATGCTTTATTAAGAGAATTTACTGATGTAGTTTCTTTATCTAAATTTCCAAAATACTCTGGGTTAAGAGAGTTTAATCTTTTTACTATACCTGCTCTTTCCTCAGAACTTGTATTAATTTTTTTATACTGCTCTACTAATAATAATATTTCAGTAGCTTCTCCTTTTACGGATTCTGTTATTTTTTTATGTGCTTCTTGAAATTTTGATGCCCCACCAAAAGATTTGAATGCACCCATATCATAGGCAGTAAAAAATGCAATAAGTGCTGAAGTTGCAAGATAAATAGGGCCAGTCATACCAGCAAAGCCTCCTATTACAGCAGGTAAGTTGTTTTGAATACCTCTAAAACCATAAGGTAAATCTTGTAATATTAATGCAAAATTTGTATATTGTTGATTAGATTTTTTAACAGTATTTGCTGCTGAAGCTCCAGCTGTTGCTGCTTTAGTTTGAGCAGTAGCTAAATGAGATACACTAGCTGCTAAAGCGTCTGTACTTGCCTTAGTAAATTTTAAATCAACTCCTAAATCTTTTAAATAATTACTAAAAGCCTTTGTTGAAGCAGGAACATTTCCTAAATCGAATTTAAAATCAATTTGAACTATTTGATTATCTGCCATTATCCTATAAATTTATATATGTCCATATTTTTTAAGTACTGCCTTTAGTTCATCTTCGCCCATCACTCTAGGCTTCACAAAGTTACGAGTATCGCAGTCTAATTCAATAAGCTCACTAGGTTTAACTTTTTTACCTTTTGGTAGTTGTATGTTAATTAACATTGTTGTTTGCCACCTAGTTCTAATCCATTGTTGCTCTTCCTCGTGCCTATATCCATACCAAATAAAATCTAACTCAGCCATCGTCATCTCCCAAAACAAATGGGGAAGCACTTTGCACTCCCCCATTGTATATTTCTCTATGTCAATCCACTCTAATTTTTTTTTACTTCATCCTTTTTATTTGACTTAGTTGGGGCAGTTTCTATTCCACTATTTAAACTATCTGTTAGTGCTTTAATCACATCTTGGAACTTTTGACTTCCCATTCCTCCCATATCATCTACCCAATCACAAACCTCTATTTCACTAAAGGAAGGCGTTATGCCTTGTGAGTATAATGGATATTCAGCAGCAGCTTTCAGTAAGTTGATAATAGCATCTAAAGATGATTGCCCACTTAAAGCCTCTCCTATGTCAGAAGGCCCTATGCCTTGTAATTGACAGAATCTTTTAAGACTCCACGTACAAAAACGCATCGGTATCTTCTTTCCATCGGAAAGAGTTAATTCAAATTGTCCTCTCATTTTGGTTTATTTTTGGTTGGTTATTATGCGTTAGTGGCGATAGTTAATGGCCCTGTTCCTTTAAAAGAAACTGAGTAAGTAACTGGATTCTCCATATCAGCAGTCATATCTACACTCTCGATAAATGCTGAACCTGAATAAATCACATCACCTGTAACTGGAGTTACACCACCTACTGTTGAGTTATCTACTGTTGTAAATTTAACTACAACCGCAGTTCTAGCTATTGCTAAAGCATTTAATTCAGCTGTAGTTACATAAGTAGCAACTGAACCAGGTACTACTGTAGCTAAACCATCAGTTGTTAAAGACCAAGACCTTTGACCACCAATCTCATCAGCCCATCCTAAACTTTGTTTAGTAGAAGCATCAGGAGTATCGATAGCTAAACTTAATGAACAAGAAGTAGCAAATCCTATTACTTCCGTTCCAATTAGAACTACTAATGAAGTTCCGTTAAATACACTTGTTGTTGCCATTTTATTTTATTTTTCTTTTATGTTAATTGATTCACGAAATGATCCATTGTTATCACCCTTCTGAAAACATAAGCTTCATTCACATAGTCAAAGGTAGCAATATTAGAGCTAACCCTTCTAGTTACTATCTTAAAATCAGGTGCCGTATTTGGGTATAAAGGAGGATTGACTCCTACAATTTCTAGAAATGCATTAGTATATGTATCTACTGATTTCTGCCCTACTTCACCTGCTTTAAAAGTCCTATAAACTATGTCAAATTGAATACTAACATCAAAACCGAAGCTCTGCTTATTACTATTCTCTGCTTGTGTCTGACTACTGATAATCAAATAAGGTGGTTCTACTGTATCAGGTGCTATGGTATCATAAGCACTCAATGAGTAAGAAGCCGCTGTAAGCTTATCTATATAAGCTTTCCTTAATGTATATCCGCAGTCCTTCATTTTTTACAAATTTAACGAAATATATTTATATCTTAATTGACTTCATTTTTTTAAGCATACCTGAGAATACTTCGCTATATGAATCAAACATATATGGTCTGTATGGCATTCTAGCTAATTTATTACCACGCTTAAATTTAAACGCATAATCTTCTAAACTACTCATATTTAAGTTAGGATAAGCAGGTATGCCATATCCTTGTCCTGTACCAAATTCAACAAAAGCAGCATATCTTACACTACCATTACCAGCACTAATACTAGCACCTTGACCTGGTGTAAATTTACTTTGTCTAATTGACCTAGCTAAATTACCAGTTCTTTCATATTTAGAATTAGGATTTATGATTGGTAGGTTAGATGCTTTATGATAGGCTTTGGTAGCCATTTCGTTTACAGCCTCATCTATAATTGCCTTAGATTCATTATACATCTTTTGTGGAGCTGCTTCAAACCTTTTAATTAATTGGTCAACCCCATATATGCTTACAGTAAACTTAGCCATTACTTAAGAGTTGCACAACCGATTAAATAATATTGGTTTAAATCTCCTTCGTTTATAATAGAGTTAATCATATAAGTTCTTGACTTCCAAGTAATTACAAGAGCATTAGTAAATGTCTTGCCTGTTGTATATCTAATTCTAAAGGTAATAGCATCATTCAAGCTATCTCTACCTGTTATATTAGTCCTAGAATCGCTATTAGAGACCATTTCAGCCCAGCAAACATAATAAGATACTAAAGTGTTCACAAAGCCACCAGCGCTGTCAGAAACGCTTGTTTTAGTGTTAAACGTGATTCTATTTCTAAGTTTTCCAATCATTAGATAAATATGTTAATTCTTTTGAATGGTTTCATTAATTCGTAAGCTGTAACTACGTTGCTGTTAGGCTTAGTAGACTCAACGCTAGACTCTCTGTATTCATACAAATCTGATAGTAATTTGAAAACTGCTGTTCTCATAGAACTTGGAGGCTCACAATAACCACAAGTATAGGTAAACCTATATTCCATTGAAGGATAATATAAAGTAGATATTTTCTTATAGTTAATACCTATCACAGTATAACTACCATCTTCTAAGGTTACCCAATCTTGGCCATCAAAATACTCTACGCTTAATATCGTAGAAATAGGCACATAAGGTAGTTCTATTAAATCATCTACATAAGCTATAACTTGTAGAGTTCTTTCAGTCATAGCAACTCCAGCGTATTGTTCTAGTCTAACTCTTGCACTTGTAATTAAGGCTTCTATTAAAGCATCATCTTCTGAGTAATCTACTCTAAGATAGTTCTTTGCTTCAGCAAGTGTTATCGGTTCTGAAATTATCTCGGATAAAACCGCCACATCTCTTAGTATCTGCATTATGCTAATTTTTACAAAAATACTTAAAATTTAATGTAAACAAAAAGGGATAGCTTTCTAGGCTATCCCTTGTATTGTAAATCTAATTAAAGATTAAGCAACGTTACCAAAATCACCATAAATAAACGCACCAGCGTAATAGATAGGTAAAGCGATACGAGCCTCAACTCTTACAGTAATCATATTCTTAGTAAAGTTATCAGCATCAAATTCAGAGAATTGAACTGAGATACCTTGATTCTGCATGATTTGAGCACCCATAGACCAGTCACCTACTACGAACTTATCTACTGCGATTGCAGTTGATTTGTAAAGAGGGATACCAGCGATAGATACACTACCATCAGTAGTAACAACTGTAGAAGCAGGTAAGCTGTAAGCAGCGTTAGTGTTCTTAGTGTTCATAATAGCAGCCCAATCAGTTGGGTTAACTAAGATACCAGTTGCAGAGTAGTTAGAAGTTTCTAACTGAGCAATAGCTTGAACTAATTGCTCTACGTCTACTGTAGCAGCACCTGTTGCAGCTGTAGCTACTGGTAAAATACCTTGTAAGTTTGGAGCAGTACCATTACCACTTAAGATTTGAGCATCTTCAGCAACTAAATACTTCTCTAACAAACGAGATTGTAAGAAAGAAGTCATAGCAGGTATATCATCTAACATTTGACGAGAGATACGAACATAACCAGCAATATACTGAGCAGCTGCATCTTTCATTGTAATATCAAAATCAACTTGTTCTTTAGAAGAACCTTGAGTTTGAGCTGCAGGTGCACCTTCTCCACCACTTTCGTAAGGGAAAGTAAATAAACCTTGAGACAAACTACCGATTGGTAATAAGCTTCTCATATGCACCTTACGAGAAGGTAGAGCATATACTTGGTTAGCATATTGACGAGTGATGTCACCTGTAAGGTTAACCGCTTCTGTCATATTTCCTACTGCCTTAGTGTCCATAATAAAGCTTGTACGCTTTTGTTCACCACGAGCTAATTTAGCTAAGTTATCGCCATTTTGGTCGATAGCTTCTGCAAGGGTAGCGTTAAACCCTTTTACTTCTGTTTGATTCATTTTAACACGATTGTTTTTTGCTTCCATTTTTTCAATTTCATCCTTAACAACTGTAATTGAAGCTTTAGTAGCTTCTAATTCAGCCTTTACGCTTTCTAATGCACTAGCATTATCAGCCTTTGCACTTTCGATTGCTCCGTTTACTTCGGATTTGATGCCTTCGAATGCACTTTTAATTTCTTCTACCATTAGTTAAAAATTTTAAATGATTGTAAATATTTGTTTACCTCTAGCTCGATAGAAATCATCGGATCAGCTTCCTCAGTTGGCAATGCTTCTTCAGCGGTTGGCTCAGGTGTGATTGATTCTTCATCTTCCATCTCAGATAGATATTGTTGTAATTGTTTAAGTTTAAGTTCTAACAGCTCGAATGTTTCGTCAGTAAAGTGTCCATTTCTCAAAGACTTAATGGTCTTACCCATCTCATCTACTAGAGTTGACTTAATCTGACTTTTAACTCCAACTGTTGGTGTATTTGCGTTTGCACCCCACAATACGGAACTTCCTTCATACAATTTAATTTCATTGATTTCATTGTACCCTGATTTCGCTTGTGACTTAATAGTCTGAAATCCGATACTATGTTCTGTGATATGACCATCTTTATACAACTCATATAGGTCGTTGCCTAAAGTTGTATTAGGTAGTTTAACACTTGCCTTTAATCCAAAGGCATCTTCGCTAATCTCAAAAGGTTTTGCAATAGGCTTGTCAGTAGAATGGTTCATTAAATGCCACACTCTATTTTTAGCTTGTGGGCCATTCTCTTTTAAGGTTTTAGTAAAAGCACCTGGTGTAATAATATCACCATCGCTATCTACATTACCAAATGCAGAATAGTAGACTGTAATAACTCTACTATTGTCTTCCATATCTATGGGAGAACCTTCAATCGACTTTTTGTTATAAAAATTACTCATATTTATTTGTTTAAGCTACATACACCGTACAACATCGGCAGTTGCAGTTGTTGACTGCTCCACCGTTCTCATCGTGTGCATATTGCATTTCAATTACACCGTATTTAGGAGTGTTTACTAGGAATGGTTGATTCACAGGTATTCTTACTCCACCATCATCAGGATTCGTCTGTCTATCTAAGGCTTGATGCCAAGCTCTAGGTAGTGCTACATACTCAGCGTGAACCCATTGTTTAAGCAAAGGTATATTAATTCCACTTGTTGCTCCCATCGCACCTGTACTTAAAGCTTGATGAGTTTCAGTTCTTGCAATTAATAAACTCCTTGCATTATTTATTTTCCCTTCTCTTAAAGTCTGAATAGCCAAACTATTTACTTCATCTCTTGATAGGTTGTTATCTCTTCCGTATTGTAATACGTTATTAAGAATCCTTGCTATCTCGTTATCTGTTGTATTCTGAATCCCAAACATCTTAGGGCCGCTAATCGCTGTCCAATAGGATAACATAAACGCTACCCACTCATCTAAGATATTCAGGGGATCAAAATCTATAGCTTCGTCTTTCTTATACTTGTCAAATATCTTTTGATACCTCATTGCCGTGTATCCACCTGTCCCTTCGTACAAAGTTCGTAAAATATTGGAAACTTTGTTATTGTCGAAAAATGTCTTGTTAAAATTAGCTACTTGGTCTGCTCCTAGTTCTTTTACCAACTCTGCTGCTTTATTAAAATCATACTGCAATGCTTCCTTTAATTTAGGAGCAAATTCGTTTATTGATTTTCTAGCAATCTTTTGTTGCAGGTTAAACTGCTGAGAAGGTTGTAAGATTTTGGACACACATATTATTTTACTGGAGGTAAATTATAATCTCCTTGTTGTTGAGCATTACGAGGGTCTTGTAGCATTGTCAATTCTGCTACTGGTAAATAACCAGCAGGAATATAAATCTCATTCATCGTATCCTCTTGGATTGTGTCATAACGCATAGCTTGTCTTTTCTCGTTTGGAGTAATCCACCAAGATTGAGATAAGATAGCAGATAGTTCTTTCATATCCTCTTGTAGTTCAGGAAACACAGTAATATCGAAATCGATATAGTAACCTTGTCCTATTTCACCTTCAAAGAATCTATTAAAAGCATCACGAATCAAAACTAATTCAGGAAGTACTACTTGTGTAAGCATTTCCTTCTTAGCTTCCTTCATATTGTTGTAAGTCTTATTATCAGGGTCGTTAAACAAAGCAGAGTTAACTCCGTACACATTACACAACTCACGAAGTGTAATTTTCTCTGATTCTAGTAACTGAAGGTCTACAGGAGATAATCCCATATTCACCCAACCTAGTTTAGCACCAGCGATTAAGATTTGTCCTGCGTTTTGAACTATCTTGTTTTTAGTTCCGTACTGATTGTAAAAATCTTCTTTTAATTTACCAGCTTGTTCAGGGCCGAAGTCATTTGACTCGTCTGCATACAAGATACCTTTAGGCCCTTGATTCTGCAACATACCTACAGAGGTATCCTTAGCATCGTTACTGCGTTGTACAGTTCTGTAAGCAGCCTGTAAAGGCGATAAGCCATATAATTGTTGACCATTAGTGTTAAAGTAAGGGTTAAAGTATTTTAGATGAATTACATCGTTTGCAGACAACTGATCCCATCCTACTAATGTGAAAGAATATCCTTCAACCCCATTAATAGTACCATCGCTGATGATAGCTACATATTGAGATGGTAGGACAACTAGTTCGGCAACCTTACCATTAGACAAACGATTTGCCCAGATATAAGAGTTGCCTGTTATAAGCTTATAGCCTACAATATTTTCTAATAACTCTGATAAAGATTGGTATGGATTTGGTCTTTCTAATAATTTGTTTAATGGACTATCGGCAATCTCATCAACAGCTTTAATTCTAACTAACTCAGCTTTGGCTATATCAGCACCACTAGATGCGTTTGCCATCATTGCCTTGTAAGTATTCAGTTCTTTTTTGCTCTTAACCTTGTAAACGTAAAATGGAACTGTAGAAATGGTTTTTGAAATACGCTTGATGATAGAATAGACTTCGCTATTGTTATCATAGTCTTGTACGAACTTTGCATAATCCAAATTAGGGTAAAGTGTTCTACCGCCAATCAATCCACCAAAATCAGAGAAAGGATTATTAATAGTTGTTTTTATTTTAGTGGCTGCCTTTTGTTTAAAAGGATTCACCGCACTTAGTATGTCCGTTAACTTCACTATAAGATATTTTTACAAAAGTAACAAATTTTTAGCCTAAACAATCCAACCTCGCTTCGGTTTTGCATATTTGGTGTATATAGCATAACGCATAGCATCCATCAAGTGGTCACGAAACTTAACAGGCTCATCCATTGTATTGCCATCGTGATCCGTTTTCCATTTATAGTTTTTAATCTCATCTAGTAAATCCAAAGATTCTGATTTTATAAATATTGGAAATGATTTTACCTTATTAACTCCAGCAAAAACATCTTTAGCTGCTAGTTTCAAATTAAACCCAGCTTTATTTACCTCGGCTATTGTTTTAGGTTCTGCAGGGTCAGCGAATATGTCGTCTCTACGAGATAAGCCTAAGGATTTCATCCTATCAATCAAAAGTGAGGTAGACATCTTAGTATCATATATCATTTGCTCCACATATATGTCACCATCGAAGTTTTTGCATTTAACCAAGGCAGTTTGGTGGTTAAAGCCAAAGTCAAGGCCATAAAACACATCTCCACCCTCAGGGAAGTTTCTTCTTCTTCTCCAATGCGAATAAATCGTTGCCTCACTAATCGCCCTCTCTCCTAATCCGTAGACTCTCCAATATTCGTGGTCAGCTTCTCGTAGTCTTTCAATCTCTGCAATAATGGTTTTGTCTAAAAACGGATTGTCCTTATAAGTCGTAATTGTAAAGTCAGTATCTTCTCTAGGAATGACTTTGTCATAAATCCAAGAGTAATAATCCGAAGGGTTATAGTCTAAAACGATTTTATCGGTAGTTCTTAGGGCTAATTGCATCCAAGACTCGTAATTCACCTCATTTGCCTCATTAATAAACAAATAATGCCTTTTACGACCTCTAATCTTCTGAGGTTGGTCGGTAGATACAAATTCTACCGTATTTCCATTTAGGAAATATAAATTCTCTGATTTATTGTGTTTCTCCTCCGAGTATAGCCCATATTTAGACAATATCTCGATAAAGTCCCTCATAACAGAACCTTTGATGCTCGGTAGGGATGAACGGCAAATAGTTAAGGTCTTTCCTTTCTCTTGTAGGAGTTTTACGATAAACCAGGTAAGTACGTTATAAGTTTTACCTGACCTCGTTCCTCCTTGCATTACAGAAATCCTTTTCTTAGATTCGTTCAATATCTGAAAGACGACATTGGTGGTTACTTCCATAGAAATAAATTAAAATTTTTGGTTTGCTCAAGTCAAAGCTAATACTTTTTGTTTTATAGGAAGGTAGGGGTTACCAATTTGGTAACATAGCTAAAAAGCAATTAGAAGCGATTTAAGACACTCTGTGTCATTTTGGATACATAGTACTACTCTATGGTAGAAAGTGTCTGTATTAGCCTTAAAATGCTATTTAAGAGCTATTCTTCGTATTCTCCAGCTTCATTCTCTAATTCTACCTCTTTATCGTACTCGTAAAGTGGTATATCTTGGATATTGGCAGCTTCAGTAGCAGGAACTACAAAACCACTATCTTCTAGTTGTGCATTTTCATCACCATCTAGCTTAGGAACATCTTCGATATGGTTTGCCTTTAAGACATTTACAGTAATCTGCTTAACAACATCTCCTTCGTGAGCAACCTCTTGTCTTTCGATGTATCCTCTACGCTTACCTTTAGTCTTAAGTAAGAACATTGTAGCTAACGTATCACCCTTAGCAATACGTTCCATCAGTTTGTGTTCACCAAAGTCTAGCATTATCTCCTCAGGTTCTATTTCAGCTAGTTTCCTAGCAAACTCAGGGTCATTCTTAACCCATACGTTATAAGATGACCTAGATATCCCAGCTGATTCACAAGAGATGGTTATGTTACCGAAGTTCTCCTTGTAAGCTATTATAAAAGCTTCTTTAGTGATGTCTTTGAACTCTGCATTCATATTATTGGTTTTTATAATGTGTTATATAGAAAAATAAAAAAAATCAATGTCAAACAATGTGAAGGCTTTATTTTACAACAGAATAATGAAGGGCCCAAGGCACTCCCCAAAAATTCTATACGAATAAAATGGGTAGGGGGTCAAAGAGGGTAGGGGCCCTAAGCCATTTAACATAATATAAATTATGAGACTCCTCTCCTCTCCTATTTTAGCCTATCCAATGTACAAAGCTATTGTATTTTACTTTATTGATTGTAATTGCAGCCTTAAGCCAAAAG